TTTTGCATTGTTGTTTGCAAATCCTTTTGATAATCAGCCAGAACTTGTTGTTGACGTTCACGTTCGCGTGATTGCTGAATAGTATTTGAAATAGATTCGCCAATTTGTAGACCAATCAATGCCTTTTGCATTGGGTCTGCTGGCTGTGGCAAGTATTGAATAGGTTGCATATTTAATCCTTAAAACGGCTTCCCGCCCATGGCTCCGATTGCTTTAGCACCAGTAGAAGCAATCCCCAAAATGTCGCCAAACACTTGACGCTGTAGTCCACCTTTGCCCATAACGCCGCCAGCCAGCGCCGCACCCTGTTGTGCAAGCAAATTGCCAATACTCCCGGCAGTTTGCATTCCTTGCGCGGCTTGCCCGGCTGCTGATGCTTGACCAATTTGAGTTAGACCGCCGAGATTCGCCATTTGCTGTTGAACCATTTGGTTAAGCAATCCTGGGCGAAATTGAGCCAATGCGCCTTGAATGTTGCCGCCTCTCAGACCACCCGTCGCGCTGGCTTGTTGAAGTAAAGCATTTTCTCCTTGTTGAGCCATTGCAGCAAAAAAAGGGGAACGCTCAATCGCACCAATTGCAGCCTGTTGCGCTTGTTCTCCACCAAGTCCGAGCAGGGCTTGCTGTTGCTCCATTGCACCCCTACCAGCGGTCACGTAAGGAGACATTAGCCTAACAAGTTCATCGAATTGTCTACGCTGTTCTGCAATTCCTTCAGACGCCATGCCAGCTTGCACGCCAGCGGCCTGTTCTGCCGCTTTTGCTTGCTGTGTTGCACCGGTAAACGTTCCGATAACTTTGCCGACAGTATTAACAACGCCACTCATACTTCACCCCTAAGAATCCTAAACATAACCATATTTTGCAACATGCCGTCTTTTAAATCAGCGTTTTGCTTAAAACCTTCAATTTTGAAGCCTATTTTTAAGCAAAAATTAATCACGCTGCGATGGATGTACATTACTTGCGTGCAAACCCTTGCTATTGGCTTTGAGTCAAACAATTGACGAATAAAAATTAAAGCCAATCCCCTGCAATGTTTTGCCGCTTTCTTGAACAGCAATGAATGAACTTCGCTTTCAATTGGAGAGCGCATTATTTCTAAAAAACAACCGACAAAATCCCCATTTACATAACAGGAATGATATTTAACAAAATCGCTTTTTAGTGGCTCACGGGTATGCAATTCACCGAAAGCCGATAACACATACTCATTTTGATATACCTGTTTTAATTCATCATCAGATGCGTTATCAGATACAGTCAAAATCACGTAATCTCACTCCCAGATGCGCTGATAGTAATTGCAGACGCAGCACCGGCAAGCGTGGAAATAAACCCGCCAGCCTCAAGAACCTGACCGATCAACTCAGGGCAGATATAACACTCGCCTGCCGCAATAATACGAGCATTAAGCACTCGGTTTGCAGTTGATGCAGAGCCTCCATTCGGCACAAGATTAACACTCAAAGCGGCTGCGCTTCCACTGTTATTTGTGGCTGTAAACTTTGTAATATATGTTTTGCAGTCAACAGCAGTATATTGTGCCGTCTGCACATTCTCTGCAAACTTTCGAGGGATGATGTTTTTTACTGTCTCCGTCATTACAACACCCGATAAGTGAAGGTGAATTGATATGTGGCATTAGCAATGTTTGCAGCATTGAAAAAAAACTCTGCCGCATCATTTGCCACGTTTGCAGCAATTGAGCCTGTGTCTTTTTGTCCTGCCGCTCTGGCTGAGAATGTCCCACCTGCCTGTGAAGTAGCGGTGAAGTTACTAGCCACAGGGAGCGACATACGCAACGTACAATCGCCCGATGCCGTCGGGTCAATATCAACAGACCCGCTCACAGTAACAACGTCACCAACACGCATCCATTGGCAAGCCGCCGCAGTGCTGGCTGCAATGTTGGTTACGTTTGTGAGCGTTGGCGTGTAGGTTCCGGATTTTAGAACCGGACCAGCCTCCCAACGTGTATTTGTTGCGTTGTACACCAACGAATTATCAGCAGCAGGGGAGGGCAAATATACATTGTGAAGTTCGTCCAGTTCGTAACCATTGTCAATTTTGACAAAAATCTCGCCTACGCTTGCATGTACCCGCACCACAAATCCGACAATCACCAAATGATCTGGAGACACAGGTTTGATTTTTGTATACCCGCCGGCAGTCAATGGTGATAGGTAAAGCGTGTCGCCAGCGGTCAGGGCATTGCCATCTGAATCGGTAATCGTGTTGAGTTTGCGAATCAATCCAGAATTGATTACATAGCCATCAGCACCGTTTGCAATGGATTCATCAACAAAGCCGAATGTGTGGTTAGAGGTAGATTCTGCATTGGCCTGCGCTCGATTGATTTCGATTCGATTGCCTTGAGCGCCGGTAATCTGGACAACAGTCCCACGCGCCATTGTGGTTGCCGCGCCGTTAAAGCACAATTGAATCTCTTGCTGTCCGAGTTTAAGAGTTGAATTGCCACCCTTCAAAACAAACTCAAGCGTCCCGTCACCATCATCATAGAACATGCGCCTTGCTTGCGTGAATGGGACAAACGACTGCGGGAAGTCGATGTAATCGAATTGCTTTGTATTGCCCGAGGTGGATTCAGCAATGGCACGAACCGCCAGGGTTTTTAAATACCCATCTTGAATTGCTTGCGTGAGTGCGGCTACATCTTCCGGCAGAAGGCTATAAACCTCATCCATGAGACGCTCAAATGCTTTGATAGCCTCATGGTTAGGCAGGAACTCAGCCAGTTGATTGCGGGTAAGCGGTCGCTTCCTAGACATTCAACGCCTCAATGGTTGCTTCCAGACGAATTACTGCAAGGTTTGCATCGCTGCCACCTCTAAACCGTTGAATGCGCCAATTTCGCATTGCCCCTTGTTGAAACCACACAAGGCGCTTTGAATAACTTCCCACCGTCCCAATGCTGATAGGCTTCTCTACGCTCCATGTCACACCATCAAGTGAATATGATGTGCGGATCTGCGGATTGGTTCCGATTGCGTTACGACCCGGCAACGACACAAGTTCAAGCGAATGAAGAATTGCGCCTCGACTTTCGTTATAAAGAATATCGGTTGAAAACTCCCATGCCGTTGGCTGGCCATAATGTGTAGAGGCAGTCGAATCCATGCGTCCGTGAACCGCACTTGTAGGGTCGCCTACCAACCATTTGTCATAACAGTAAACAAAGTTCCGAGCGCGGTATTGCCCGTAGTAGGACACACCACTTGTCAGTACAAACCAGATAGGAACTTGCGTTGCTTTAGACGCGCCACCATCGAATACAAGCGTTTGGTTAGGTAAATGAATATAAAGAAACTCATGCGATTTGGTTGCGATTGATTCAACGAGCGCGGATTGTAGCTGAGTTTCCGTATATCCTGACAAAATCTCGTCGATTTCACGAGTCGCCAATTTTGTGCTTTGCCCGTTCGCGCCCAACCAAACAGAAATAGCTTCATTGCGACCACCGCCAACAAATGCAACAGCATCAGAAAAGATGCAGGCAGTATGAGTCCCGACTGAACCGCGCTGAAGCTGCGCACCCTCAATTCGAGCGAATGGGAATAGATCACCGCCAACGTTATCGAACACCTCAACCGTGTGTCTGTTCAGAGCATATACTTCGTTCCGAACTTTCAACAACGCCTTCACTGGATCCGGGTCTGCTTCTGAACTTCCGTATTTCAACGGGTTGACCGCCAGCGGGTTATTTAACTCAGTGACGATAAGGAACTCACCGTCAGTTGTCATAAAATAACCATCAATCCAGATAACATCTACAACCGTCCCGATATCTGGGTCTGTAACTTGCGTGAATGTGGTTCCGTCGTAGTAGTAAAGATTCCCGCCAGACGCAACGCAAATACGGTCGAATGAATAATCAAAACTAACCTGACCAGCACCGCCAACGTCACCGAGAACAGCCACAGCGCCAAGCGAGTCAATGCTGACTAACTTGGTTCCCATTACACGGTAACAAACCCCGTTCCATTCAATTCCGCCACGGTCGATGCCCGGACCCGTACCAAATTGTGTAATGCCATCAGCGGGGCGCAGATACCCTTCTGATATACCGCTTGGCTTAGGAACCGGAACCATATTGCGTGGGTATGCGGTTCGCAAGTCTGGTTTGCTGTCTGAATAAACACCGCTCAAAATAGGGATTTGCATTACCACTTCACCTTGTTAGCCCAGAACGCCGCAGACATTTTTCCTTTTTCAATGTTTTGCTTGTGTCTGGCTTTGAATGACTCGCGCCGGTTTTTATCTGACTCAGACTCGTTTTCGCGTTTAGGGGAACCGCTAACCCCCTGTTGACCGAATCTGATCGTTTTAATCTTGTCGCCTTCTTTTGCAACGACAATGTGCGATTTTGTCGGATGTGAAGGGGTTCGCTTGGGCTTGTTATAACCAGACACCCCAGCACGATCAAGGCGCGAGTCTTTTGGCATTTTCAACCCATTTTGTTTTCAGTATTTTTAATCCACTGCGGCTCGACTTCGGTAGTATCAGGAATGTCTGCGTCATCATAAATGACAGCATACCAGCCATCGACCGCCTGAATTACGTTGTACCAGTATTTTGTAGTACCAGCACATCCTTTTTGCTTACATACAGATTCAGAAAAATTAAATGCGAGTTTTTCTGTTTCAAACTTTTTATATTTCATTTAATTTATTCCATAGTAAGACATGATGTTCGCCTCAATCGTTGCGCGGTTAGCGGATTGATTAGACGTATACAGAATAACTTCCGGGATAAACCCTTCAAAAAGGTCAATGTCAGCGATAACTACTTTGTTACCGATCGTCAAATTAGTTACAGCAAGCGTTGTTCCATCTAATGTGGATACCGCTGGAGTTCCTGAGTTTCTATAAATGCTATGCGCAGAATTGTTCAGCATACTTGTTACTTGCTGCAATACGCCAAGTGTATGGGCTACCCCATTTGAAAACCCGTTTTTATATGCTGAATGTACGTTGAGCCCGGGGTTATACAAATGCGCAATAAATGTATTTGGGTCAAGATCGGTATTGCTTGCATTTGATAGCACAACAATGCGTGGGTATGTAGTACCGGAATTAATCCTTGAAACATCAAAAACAGACAGAATGTTCTGTGTAATAGAAATAGGCGCCGTTAAAGCGTAATATCTATTTGATTGCCAAGCAGGGCTAACTCGACCATTCACTTTATCAACAACCCCAGCATTAACAATTCTTGGCTGATTTGCAGCCGTTGCTTGAGTAGCATTCCTAGTGTTTCCGCTCTGGTCGTACCAAGTCGTCACAAACGCAGAATTAGCGCCGACAAAAGAAGTCAACGCAGATTCATTAAAGTTACCATTTGCATCGAATCCGATATCTTGTTCTGCGTTATCGTTTGATCGACGAACACGAACAGCAGCCCCGGAATATGCACCGCGCAATTTGCGCAATGAATATGCAGCAGCCGCGCCAGTATAAACATCAAGAATGTTAAAGGGCGCAGTTGCTGTTGTTGATGTAGTCGCACGGACAACCATTACAGCCCCTCGCCAGAAGAGATGTAGACAGTGTTACCAGCCGCATTGCTTATTGCCGCAAATACTGAATGGCCTGCTGGAATTGCAAATGATTCAGCGGTGTTTGGGAGCACTGGCGTAGACCCTGGGGTTCCTGCAAGTGCAATTACAGCAGTCGGAGTCGTGCCGGTTGCCCCAGTTGTAAACCACACAATATTGGTTCCAACGTTCACAACCCGAATGCTATTGCCGGTAGGAGGCGGAATATTAACGGTCGCAGATGTTGTGCCAACCGCCAACATAGCTGTGTTATTGCCGCAAAAATACGGCATGGACACAACCGTTTCAGCATAAACGCCATCATTCTTATCCACGTATCGGCGCGGAACGTTGTTATCCGTTTTTAGAATATCAGTCATGGTTAACCTCGTTTAAACTTGCCACGGCAATCCGGATGCGGTTTTTGGAGATTTGAGTGCAGAAATTAGAATATCAAGTTCTGATTCAATTGCAGCAATCTTTTCAACTCCAAGAGCATCCTTTAACCATTGAATAGCCAGATTTTGCGTAATGTCTTTATAAGGGACAAAACTTGGGTCTGACGGGGATTTTTCTTGAAGATTTACAGAACCGTAAGTTGATGCCTCATATCCATCTGAAAGTTTTTTAGCGATCCAATGAATTGTTGCAATAACATCGCCATCAGTGTTGCGATACATAGTATTGATGATCAAATCCACAATGTTTCCTTATGCAATTCTATACACGGTAAATGTGTTAGTTCCTGTTTTCCGGAACCTAAAAACACCGCTTGTATTCCCGTCAACAGTAAGATTGCCGACAGTATTGTTTCCATTCGCAGCGATAGTAATTGCATTTGCCGTCGTTGCAATAAATGTAACTTCAAATGCTGTATTGGCTGCCATTGAAAGGGTATACCCTTCAAGAGCTGCTGGCGTTGGCAAAGTAAGAGTTACAGCCGCATTCGAGGTGATGATCTGAGATTGTAGCTGCGCTATTGTAAGAGTTGCACTTGTATTTTGTGCGGACTCACTCGGCTGAAAATCAATCTGGTTTCCAACGCTGGTGATGCGGGAACGTTCTACCGCAGAAGTGCTTGATTGAGTCGTTCCAAATGCAAGACTATAAACATCAACACCAGAACCTTGAATTGCCCGTACGTATGCGCCTGCTCCAACATACAGCGGGTCAGAAGAACTAGACATTCTCAATGTCACAGTTCTGCCAGTTGAGTTATCCGCATGGTTAAAACGGATTTCTGTGTTTGAATTGCCGCCGTTAACTTCTAACCTTGCCCCCGGAGCACTTGTACCGATGCCAAAATTGCCAGAAGAATCAATCCGAGCACGCTCTGATGTGCCAGCAGCAAAACGAAGGTTCCCTGTTGTATAAACCAACGCATCGTTAGTAACACCGCCTCCAACAATTGCGTTTACCTCCCCGAATGCCCCGACAGTTGCTCCATCAAGACTATTGGAAAAATAAAATGCGCCGCCGGCAGTTGATGCGGTTCTGACAATTCCCAGAGTAGTCGTTCCGAAATTGTCGATTCCGTAGTTTGCATCGGTTGTTTTACCGCGCAAAAAACTATTGCTTGCTACAAGGTTAGTAAATGAACCGGCTGCTGGAGTTGTTTGACCGATAGGAACGTTGTTAATAGTTCCACCAGTTATTGCTACCGAGCCAGGCTGATATCGTTCTTTTGTTGCAACCGGTGAAACAGCAATTACGTATTCAACCTCACACACTGCGGCATCAATCTCAACACTTTGTTCTGTTGAAAATGTAGACGACAACCAAGAACCATTTTCAATGACGGTTGTATCAATAAATGCTTCTGGGAATTGAGATGGCTTTGTGCCGATAGCAATTTTTGTCTGTCCTGCACCATAAGAAGTTACTAGGATTCGTTGACCAGCAGGAACGGTAACGATTACTTGACCACCAGACTGAATGAAAGGCATGTTTTATTCCTTATGCGATTCTGTACCAAACTTTGTTTACGTTATCAAAACGCAAACGGAAAAACCCGCCTGCCGTGATTGTTGTCGGAGCGCCGGACAGCGTGGATCCGTTTCCATTGATTGTCAATGTAGTGACTGTCTGCGTACTGTGCACGAGAACTTCTTGTCGATCAATGCAATTGGCCTGCAACGGCATAACAAGCGTACCAGCGGCAAGAGTTCCAGTCGGAGTAAGCAGCAGGAACACGCTATTGGATGCGTTATTGACTTGCACACTGAACCCGGTTGCGCTCGGACTTGAATACTGCGTCAGTTTGTCATCGTTTGCAGTGATGCCATCCTGACAATATGCCTTTAATGCAGATGCAGCGATGCGTCGGCTGGATCCGTTGTTAGTGCTAAAGAATGGGAATTGATCGCCATTCTCCACACTCGTCATTTCGTTGAGTTGATTAAATGTAGTCATGTTCCCTCAAAGGTCTAAAACAGAATCGCCACCAACGTGGATAGGCTCTTCTCGTGAGGTAAAAGGATCGTCAATAGCGTAAGGTTTGTACCCAGCCCCAGCAGGGTATCCGGCAGGAATGTGCATCTCTGGGGGCACTGCGAATTGAACGAGCAATGAATCGTATGCCTGTTTTGCCGATGCTTTTGTTTCTGCCGAAACGGCTTTGCCATACGACGGCGCAATACGAATAGCAAGTTGCAAGAACGCAGCCTCTACAGCCACGTCCGGCATATTTGTTTGAGAGTCCAGATCGCTGTTTTGCGGGGTACTAGGCAACGGATAACCAAGCCGAATGCCTTTAGAATCCCACAGCGCAATCATCGAATCCAAACGCCGCAATGCGCTTTCCAATTGGTCTGCGGTGAGGTCGAACACATACGGCGCAAGACCAATCTCGTCAAATGCCTGTTGGATAATCTGACGCTTTGTCCAGCCCATTATTCAGCCTTTGGAGGTCGACCACGCCGTTTTGCTGGCTCTTGCGCATCTTCTGTAGCATCAACATCGGCAACGCCTTCAGCGGGCTTTTTAGCCAGCGCAATTGCCTCTGTAGTTGTCAGCGACCAGCCGTCAGACAATGCTTGCTCAATGTCGGAATCATCAACGATTGTGAAGGTGAAAAAATTGCCTTCGTATGGAAAATCGCCGCCGAACTTGTACAACATGGTTTGAGACATTATTTGCCCTTCATCTTTTTGCCTGCTTTCTTTGCCGCTTCACGAGCGGTAGAAAGAGCAATGGCAACGGCTTGCTTTTGCGGCTTGCCTGATTTCATTTCTTTGCTGATGTTCGCAGAAATTGTTTTCTGTGAATAGCCTTTTTTCAACGGCATAAAACCTCCAAAGAAAGAAGGCCGGAGAACCGGCCTTCTTCAGACTACATCAAGGCTGACCGAACAACAGAATACCGCTCATTTCGGGCTGCTTGTTCACAACACCGTACAGCACGTCGAGACGGTACTTGGTGTCCATGGTATTGATGTCATATTGCTTCTGCATTACAACTTCAATTCCTTGGTCGGTGGAGGCCTTCATCACTGCAACGCCTGCATCGGATGGAACCATGTAACGTCCGGGCAGGATTTCCAGCGCGTCCTTTTGCCAGAACGGGTTAACAGATGCCGTTGCGGTGTTAAGGAATGTAATCACTGCGCCGTTTGCAGGGGTGGCCGTGCAGTTCTTGTACTGCAATTCTGCATCAGTACCGCCGCCTCCGGAAATGATCGGAGGAGTGATCTGGACTGTGCCAGTACCGCCAGCGCCCGTTACGATTGCAACGATACGGAAGGTTTTTGGCTGACCAGTGTCGCCTTTGGTGATTGCATGAACAGCGTTAACGCCAGCGATCGTAAAGCAGTCACCCACTTTAACAGTGCCGGAGCCAACAGTGATTGCAATCGTTTGGAACCGGTTGTCAACGTTAGCGACTTCGCCGGTAACTGCTGTGCTGGTTGCCTTCGGTGTGTAATACTGGTTTGCACCGTTCATGGAAACAGTTGTGCCAGCACGCACAGCCAGCGAGTTAGCATAGTCCAACTTGAACGTTTCAAAGCCTGCGATGTTGCCAACGTATGCACGCTCGTAAGCTGTTGTGGGCTTGCCGGTCATCGTTCCACGGTTAGCGAGGTTGCTTGCCATGTTGTTGTAATCACGGCTGGACAGAGCAGCGAAACGGTCAAACTGCTGAACGCCTTGCTCGTTCATCACAGCATCAGCAGCAGCCAGGTCATCAAAGCCGGAAGCAGCAGCGGTGCGCTTAACAACGAGCGAACCAAAGTTTGCGGCAACAGTCATCAGGGACACGTTAATGTCAGATGCAAGCTTCTGTTTTGCTGCATCACCCATGCGACCTTCTTGCAGAGCGTCACGCAGCTCACGAGCGGTCATCTTCCACGGAGCCGAACGGCTGGTGTTGATAGATGCAGGCACAGCGAGTTGCGTGTAGTCTTTGAAGTTAGACGTTTGGTTAGTTCCGCTGAACGACTGAGCGACATACGGTTGCGGACGCCAAATAACGTCATTAGCACGCTCCATCATCGACTGGTCGGTGTTGTACACGGACACATTGCGCGACAGCACCAATGCGTCTTGAAAGCCTTCGAGGATATTTTCAAAGGCGACTCGTTCTTCTTTATTAAATGCGTTAGGCATGATTACTCCAAAAATTAAGATTTGTTCCGAAGTTGCCGTTTGTAGGCCATAACCTTTGTCATGTCGCCAGTACGAGCGGCTTCTTCCCTGAGTCGTTCAAGGGTTGAATCGACAGTTCCCGATAGCGGGGCAGTTCCTTTGATTCGCTTCTCTGGCGGTGGGGGAGGGGCTTTCCGGTTAGTCACTTTCAGTTCCTTTTCCAAACCACCGATAGCATAAGCAAACTTTACGGGGTCACTGATTGAAGCAAGTTCTTTCACCTTCTTTGAGTTTTTCCCCAAAGCGTAAACCAACAGAGCCGGGTCTTTTGCAGCGTGTAGAATGATTCCCTGTTTTGTTTCATCAAGAGTATCAGTCACAACGTTTTCGGCCTCTGCAAAGTCTTTTACTTTGAGTTGCGTTTTCTTCGCCTCATAAGCCTTCAGAGTTTCATTCCATTGCTGTTGCTGCTTTTCAGCCGCCGCTTTGGCTTCTGCCTCTTTATGCTCAATCATTCGTTTGGTTTCATACCAAACTTCGAGAGCCGCTTCGTACTTCTCGGCATCATAATCAAATTGGTCGAGCGAGGGTTTTGCGCCCAATTGAAGCGGTTTATCTGCTTCTTTCGGAGCGTTTAACTTGCTCTCCAATTCTCTAATGCGCCGTTCCTTTTCGCGGTTCTCTTTGCGGAGATTCCGCACCCAATCCGGTGCCTGTTTTACTTCCTCATCTTCGGAGGGCGAGTCCTCACCAATTGAAACAACGATCTCATCTTCAGATTGTTCTTCAGATTCCGATTCGACTTCGCCAGCGGGTGCGCCTTCTTCGCTTGTTTCGTCAATTACTTCGGTTTCTTCATTTTGAACTTCTTCAATTACTTCGTCTTGTTCCTTTTGATTATCTGCCGTATTCAAATTAAAACCCCTGTTTAACTCATTCATTTAATGGCTGAATGGGTGCCTGTTCGCTCATTGTTACACCTTGTTGATTAGATTGCAATACGGTACCAATTAACTGCAAATCCTCAATAGCCTGTTTTCTTTCAACTTCGCTAATATCAGCCATTGTTTTGATGGTTTTTGCTTGCGTTTCTTCCGCTTTTGCAACCGTCAAAACGGTATCAGCGCGTGCTTTTGCAGCTTCTGCATTAGCCTGCTCTGCCGCTGCCAGCATGTATTGCGATTGCGGATCCGGCTGCATTCCTGCGGCTGCTTGTTGCATTTCCATCATTTCCTGTTCGGTGGGTTTAACCACACCCATATTCACCAACCGCTTGCGGAAATAATTACGAACCTCGGAAATGCCTTCGCCTTCCATGTTCATCATTGCCATTGCGCCAAGAACCTGCATTGTTTCCGGGTCTTGGGTGATCTGCATCATGCCAGTTAGAGCGCGAACGGTTGCAGCCTTTTTGCTGCTGCTGGTCGGTCCAACGTCCACGGCGATATCAAACTTGGCTTGAGCCAGGTCGTTTTCAAACTCGACTTCTTCGGTTTCTTGATTGATTGTCGGCACAAGCAGAGTAATAGATTCGCTCTCGTTATTCTTGCCAACGGTTTTAACCTTGCGGCCTTCCTCGACAAAAATCTCCTTTGCCATACTCAGCCAGATTTCACCGCAACGCTTAATTGCCTTTGCAAAGTTACTCATGTAAATGAAAGCATGTCCATCCAGCCGCTGTTGAATCATTTCGACAGCCTTGCCACTGATATTGGAAACCATCTTTTCAGCGCCGGGATTGCTGCTCAGAATCTCTTGCATGTCCACTTCAGTGACTTGAAGCAGAGCAGCCATTGCAGGCGGGATATTCGGGGGAGTTTTCATTCCCACAGGACCGGACAGAACAGTATTGCCGTTTGAATCGGTCACTGGGTTAATTAGCAAATACGGGTATTGCTTGATGTTGTCCTCTGACCACATCACTTGGTGGCCTGCCATTTGTTCAGGCGTGAAGATAGGCTTTTCGGTAGACGAATATGCCGACAACTCACCCAGTTTGGACAGTTGCATATTCTTCAAGCGCTGCGGGTCTTTTGCAAGACGCACATGCCCCATGCACCGCTCGATGTTGTCAACGAACCAACGTTTCCCGTACACAGGCACAATCGGGATGCACTTGCCAGCGATGTATCCGCAATCTTCAAGAATACGACCGCCGCTCATGATGTACTTATGGACACGCTTGCGCTTGACTCGCTTGGATTTTACTTCCTTCGCGCCGGTGGCCTTGAGCATGTCCTCCAGCTCTTCATCTTCCTCAAAATCTTCTTCTGTGTATCGCTGTTCTTTGCCTTCCAAGTCCTCAAATACACGCACCAGTTCTGTTGTCTCTTCGATTCGGTAATATTCAGCAATGTAAACAACGTCAGGCGTGTTCCAGTCGAACTCGGTTTTTTCAATGTCTTTAGGCCATGTCGCAGGGGTGTCGCCATATTCTGCTTCGTATGCCTCGGGCGTCATTGACGACAACACCCAACAATGTTTAGCGTCAGACTTATCCTGACGTTTAGCGTCTAGGTCAAAGAACACGGACGAATCAGCGTCGAAAATGGGCTCGATTTTGATTTTCTGGTAATCATTGTCGTCATCTTCTTCATCTTCGTATTCAGCGCACAGACGCCATGCGCCAAAACCACCGGCTACGGCTTCCTCGAACGCATTGTCGTAGGCTTCTTCAGCGCAACTGTCCTGCTCTGTCGCCCTGTAAAGACCGTCACACACGTCCGCAAGTTTTGAATTATCGGATCCGTCTTTGCTGACAAAATCAACAGTGATTCGGTTGTTCCGATATTCATTGATGATTTTGATTACTGCGAGATGAACTTTGTTTACTTCCAGCTTCAACCGGTTTTCAAATTGTTCACCGAGAGAACCTTCCCATTGCGCACCGGCAATAGAATAGAATCGCCGATCTTCAAGGCATTGTTTGCGCTCATCCCTGACCGCCTTTTGCACAGTGTCGAATAGCGACAATGCTTCTGCGTGAATGTTAATTAGATTCTGAGATTTTGAGATTCGCGGCATAATAAACCCTTAATTTTTCGGTATTGTTTACCATTTATTCTCGACTGGCAACGGGATAAACGCTTTTGCCTTGTTTTGTGCTGGCATTTTCTGAACAATGTTTACCGCATCAAACATCGGGTCGAGTTGGTCATCATGTGCGCCTGCTGGGAACTCCTGCACTTCTGCTAAAAACTCAGACAGCCACGGCACATCCTGCGGAAGCATTACGTTACCAGACTCAATAAACGGTGCGGCATCGTATGCGCGTGTAATCTTGTCTTTGTTGCGCTGCACGGGGATAACTGGCAATCCTTCCCTGCGTAATGTCTGAATCAATCCGGTTCCAGACACCTTATCTTCGACATACATGCCACGCAATGCAGCCCGTTGTGCCAGTGGTCTTTCGTCATGCAAATGCTTCAACCAGAACGCCCGAGCCTGCGTAAGCAATTCGGGGGCTTCCCACTTCCCACGGATCCGGTCTAGTTTAATCGCTTTGCCTGTTGCGGTACGTCCCCAGCATTGCAAAACAGAATAGTCGTTCTGCTGTCCTGTTTTCTGTGCCGTGTCCACCGTAATGAATCTGAACTCCAAAGCAGGCAGTGCTGTCCAGTATTGGAACCATTCCGTTTTGATTACACCACCGCCACGAGGCGCTGGACGCTGTTGTAACTGACCCGCTGTGCCGTATGTGCCGAGCGTCTTTTCAAGTTCAAGAACCTGGGCTTCACTGAATCGCTCGGGGAACATCAATTCGCCGTCATACGTCCTTGGGTCTGACCACCCAATCGAAGTTGTGCAACGCCGTGCCACCTCAAAGCGCATAGGTATACACAGGTGAACATAAGGCAATTTCATGTCCAGAATGACCCCGCTTGTGTCCTTCTCATGCAATCGCTGCATGATGACCACAATCGCTGACTTATCACTGTTTACACGTGTCGGCAATGTCTCAGTGAAGGCAATCCGAGCCGCTTCCAAGTGTGCCGCACTATTCGCAGCATGAGCGGATAGGGGGTCGTCCAGGATAACCCTGTCGCCCCTAACACCCGTCATACTTGTGAAAGACCGAGCCTGCCTGACACCTTTACGGGTATTTCCGAACTCTCGCTTACCGTCCAAGTCCGATGACAGTTCCACATTCCACAACCGCTGATACCACTCCGATTTAATCAAGTCACGGCATTTGCGGCTGTCCCGAATTGCAAGCCCTTCCTCGTGCGCTGTTCCAATGAAGCGCATTTCTTGCATATCTTTCGGCCCCCACTCCCATGCAGGCCAGATAACACCAGTCAGGAGAGACTTCATCGAACCTGGGGGGACATTCATCAGCAGACGGGTTATGCGGCCGTCTGTGACCGCTTCCAAGTGCAGGCAAATAGCATCTAAAGCCCACCCCCATTTAAGCGGCTGCGCTGGCTCTAAAACCTTCCAAGCACGTTTAGCGAACTCAGCCAAAGACCGGCGGCAAAGTTCACGCTCTACATTCAAAAGGTCAGTCTCTGTCAGTTGCATCTTTTGCAGCCATGATTTCGGCAAGGGTTTCAGTAGACAATTTTGAAGCGTCAAACGTAACCGTCTTGATAGGCTCACCATCTTTTCCGGTTATTTCATGTTGCTGCACTTCCTTCCACCGCATCTGAGTCTTTGACCACCAAATCATAGCCGTTGTGTCACCACCCATTGCCTTTTGAAATAGTGTCTTTCCAATCTGACCGTTTGCTTTG